CATAATGCCAGCCATTTCTGGGTTGGACATTACAACGCCATACAACGTATCCCAGCGATATTTCGTTTTCTGGGTGTTGATGTCGAATTGTTTTTGCATGACCAATTCAACGCCTTGGTCAGTTGTTGCGCGCATGATGTCTGCACCAGCATCAGTTGGAACAGCCAACGAAGCAGGCAACAATTCAATCGCGTCACGATGCCAGAAGCAGTTTACCGCAGCATCAGCAATGTTCAAGAAAGTTATCGCCGCGCCATTTGCAGGCGTTGCGGTCACGTTCTTATACTGCTCTTCAGCATCGGTGCCGCCCTGAGCCGACACGATGGCCGGGGAGATCTTGACGGTGCCGGTGCCGCCGGAGCCGGTGACGATTTCCACGATGCGGAAAGTTTTCAGCTGACCAGTGTCTTGCTTGGTGATGTGGTGAACAGCGTTTACGCCAGCGATGGTGAACGCGTCGCCAACCTTAACAGTGCCGCCGCCAACAGTGATGGCGATGGTATGGTAGCGGTTGTCAACGTTCGAGGTTTCACCAGTTGCTGCAGTCGAAGTTGCAGCCGGGGTGTAATACTGGTTCGCGCCATTGACAGTCACTGTGGTGCCAGCAGCCGCAGTCAAGCGGTTTGCATAGTCCATCTTGAATGTCTGGAAGCCAGCCACTTCACCAACATACGAACGACGATACGCTTCAGTTGGCATTGTGTTCATGGTCTGACGTGCGGCCAGATCAGCAGCCATACCGTTGTAATCACGGCTCGACAGAGCGAAGTTGCGGCCTTCCATCATCACGCCTTGCTCGTTCATCAGAGCATCTGCTTCAGCAATATCGGAATAACCGCCAGCAGCAGTGCTGATCGGCGCAACGATTGTGCCTTGGTTTGATGCAACAGACAGAACAGAAACGTTGATGTCCGAGGCGAGCTTCTGTGCAGCGGCTTGACCAAGACGGTTCTCTTGCAGCTGGTCACGCAATTCTTTGGCTGTCAAAAGCGCAGTGCTGTGCTTCTGGTAGCCGATGGTCGCCGGAACCGCGAGCTGGGTGTTGTCACCGAAGTTCGAAGTGGCATCGGAACCATCGTAAGACTGCGCGATGTAGGGCATCGGGCGCCAGATCGTGTCAGACGAACGTTCCATTTGCTGACCGTTGGTGTTGTATTTAGTCACCAAGGACGAAAGAACGAGAGCGTCGTTGAAGCCGTCCAGGATGTTTTCGAACGCTACGCGTTCCTCTTTTGAAAATGCGTTTGCCATTTTCTACTCCATACGTGTGTTAAGCCGAACGCCTCTGCTTCTTATACTGGAAAACCTTGGAATAGTCCCCAGTCCTTTCAGCTTCTGCGCGCAGCCGTTCAAGGGTGCTGTCAACCGAACCAGAAGGGCGACCTGTGCCGCTGATCTTCTTCTCCGGCTTTGCTGACGCCTTACGCTTTGTCACTTTCAAATTGGTCTCCAATTTAGCAACCGCGAAGGCGAACTTCACGGGATCTGTGATAGATGCAAGTTCCTTCGCTTTCTTCGGGTTCTTGCCCAGAGCATAAACGACCAGAGCCGGATTCTCCGCCCCCTGAACGATCATCCCCTGCTGCATGACGCTGAGATTGTCTTGAACAACGTCCTCGGCAAAATCATAGTCTTTGACTTTGAGATCTGCCTTGGAGCTGTGGTAGCTCTCTAGCTTTTGCTCCCATTCCTTCTGAACAGCTTGCTGCTCTTGCTGGACGGAAGCCTGTTGTTCGTCATGCTGACGCTTCTTTTCATACCACGTCGCAAGTTCCTTTTCATATCGCTCGGTGTCGTAGTCGGCGGCTTCCAGAGTGGGCTTTGGTCCGAGCGGCTGGGCGGCAGGGGCTGACCCTTGTTTCAGCCGCGCGAGCTCTTGCTCAAGTTCCTTGGCGCGGCGCTGTTCCTCACGATACTGCTTGCGAAGATTCCGAACCCAATCTGGGGCGCGAGCTTCCTCTTCATCTTCGGGGTCAGGCGCTTCCCCGTCAATTGTGACAACGTAATCATCCTCGGCTTCGGCCTCATAGGTTTCGGCTTCTTCGATGTTGCCTTCCAGTTCGCCTTCTTCCAGGTCAGCCTCCTCGGCCTCCCCTTCACTGGCTTCCCCTTCGTCATCATCAAGCTCGACCTCCGGCTCCTCTGCTTCGGTTTCGTCTAGTTCGATGTCGTCGTCTAATACTGCCTTCTCAAGTGTCATACAGATCCTCGTTCAATTCTCACCCATTATTGTGTGCGGCTGGGTGGTTGCCGCATCTCGGGGCCAGAGATTACCTGCTGAAGATCTTTGGCTGTGTTCACTACGTTCGAGCGCTCTTTCTGCTGGATGCCAGCGAGGGTCTCGACGGTCTTGGCGCGCGTCTCTTCGGTGCGTGCCAAGGTGTATTGGGTATCGGCCTGGGCCTTGACTGCCTGTGCCTGAGACTTCGCGGCCTCGGCTTCCAGATACAGCGACTGCGGGTCAGGCTGCGATGCCAGCTGCTGCAGCTCTGCCGCCAGCTCTTCTTTCTCTTGGTCGCTTGGCTCGACAACGCCCATGCGGATCAGCTTCTTGCGGAAGTGATCACGCACTTCCAAGATGCCTTCGCCTTCCATGTTCATCATGGCCATTGCGCCGAGCACCTGCTGCGTTTCCGGGTCTGATGCCAGCTGCATCATGCCCATCAGAGAACGAACAGTTGCGGCACGCTTGGAAGACGAAGACGGGCCAACCTCAACAGCAACGTCGAACTTGGCCTTGCTTAGATCGTTCTCGTATTCGACTTCGCCGGTTTCCTGGTTCAGCACCGGCTTGCCCAGCTCGATGCGGTAAAGCTCACCCTGCGAGCCCATGCCCTTCATCTTGCGGCCATGTTCAACCATGATGTCGCGGGCCATCGAAAGCCAGATCTCGCCGGCACGCTTGATCGCCTTGGCCATGTTCGACATGTAAATGAACGACTGCATGTCCAGGCGGTTCTGGATCAGCTCAATCGCACGGCCAGAGATGTTGTTCTGGATTTGCTCACCGGCTTCCTGGTTGCCCAGAAGATCGGTGATGTCCTGCTCGGTGATCTGCAGCAGGCCAGCGAGGGCAGGAGGGATCTGCGGGGTCTTAGTGTAGCCGATCGGGCCAGCCAGGCTTTCGTTGCCGTTTGCATCTGCCACTGTGTTCAGCAGCAGATACGGAAAGTTCCTGAGATTATCCTCGGCCCACATGACCTCGAAGCCGGCCACCTGCTCTGGCGTAAACAGTGGCTTTTCGACAGTGGACAGCGCAGAGATTTCACCCAACTTGGACAACTGCATGTTCTTGAGGCGCTGGGCATCCTTGGCAAGGCGAACGTGGCCCATGCAACGCTCGATATTATCGATGAACCAACGTTTGCCATAGACAGGCACGATCGGGATTTCAGTGCCAGCGATGTATCCAGCATCTTCCAAGATGCCTGAACCGCTCATGATGTATTTGCGAACCTTGCGGCGCTTCACCCGCTTCTGACGCACCTCAATCGTGCCAATGGCTTCCAAGGTTTCCTCAAGCGTTTCATCATCTTCAAAGTCACGTTCGCTGTGCCGCTCTTCTTCGCCGTCGATGGTTTGGAAGATACGGATCAGTTCGGACGCCTCTTCAACGCGGTAAACTTCGGCGACATACACCATATCAGGCGTTGCCCAGTCAAATTCATACTGGTGAATTTCTTTCGGCCAGCTGCTTGGATCATCATTCCACTCAGCAACGTAAGCATCGCGCGTCATGGCGGTCAGAACATAACACAGACGCGCATCTGATTTGTCTTGGCGCTTGGCGTCCATGTCAAAGAACACGGTGCTGTCAGCGTCATAGATCGGTTCTATGCGGATACGCTGATTGTCGTTGTCTTCGTCATATTCATCTTCGTAAACAGCACGCAAGCGAAACGCACCAAAGCCACCGCCCACAGCTTCTTCAAAGGCGTTGTCATATGCTTCATCGGCGCAGCTATCTTCTTCGTCAGCGCGGAACAAGGCGTCGCAAGTGTCGGCCAGCTTATCGTGTTCGTCACCGTCCTTACTGATAAAATCAACAGTGATGCGGTTGTTGCGGTATTCGTTGATGATCCGCATAACCGACAGGTGGATCTTGTTCACCTCGAAGCGCGGCTTGTTGTTGAACTGCTCTGCTAGATTGCCTTCCCACTGCGCACCGGCAATGGAGTAGAAACGGCGATCCTCAAGGCACTGACGCCGCTCTTCGCGCATTGCGGACTGGATACTGTCAAATTCCATCAAGGCTTCTTGATGAACATTCGCCAGACGTTCTTTTTTGGTTAATCTCGCCACGTTTCTGCCCCGCATAAAGGTTTGCCGAAATTATAGGATACTTTGCAAAGAAAAACAATCACCGAGCGATGGGCATGACTGTGGCGATCGGCTTGGCCTTTGCTTTCTGTTGCGCGTTTGCCCTTCTGGCACCCTCACAGGCATATCGAATGGCGTCGATGACGTGGTTGTCCTTGTCCTCAAGCACAGGCAAAACAGCCCCTGTGTCGCGGTCTGTCTTGTAGCTGTAGAGCGTCAGTTCGTCGATCGTGTGCTGGCAGCGAGGGTGGACAATGATGTCAAAGCTCTTGAGCCACTCAACGCCCTCTTCGACCGACTTCGGGCCTTTGATCGCTGGCTGGATCTTGGGAAAGCCGTTCTTGCGCATATGGCTGATTGTCTCTGGTCGCGCACTATCTGCCACCATTGGCCACTTTTCCGCCTCTGGGATCGACATGAACAGCGAGGGCGTGTCCACAATTTCGCACCCAACCTGATACGCTTCATAATCAATAAACAGCTTGCGCCCAATGATGTGACAGCGAATGCCTACAGTTGGGTCTGTCGCAAACCCCCAGTCAGCGCCCATCCGGTGGATAGCCTCTGGCGGTGCCTCGAAGTCTTCGATTGTCCAGTTCTTAAATACGCGCGTTGCGCTATTGCGGACATAATCGCCCTTCCAAACGTGCAGATACTTATCAGGGTCGCGCTTCTTGTCGTATTCCATTTCGTCCCGAAGAACGTCTGGAAACCACGGGTTGTCGCTGTAATTCACTTCAACGCAAACGCTGTCAGGCGGCGCGGCTGGGCCACGCATCAAGCCTTCGATTGAATCGTCTTCGTATCGCGGGTTCCAGCTAAACCATAACTGCGAGTTTGGTTTGCGGATTGTCGGGCGCAGAAGGTCCAACGAAAACTGGCTGATCGATTGCGCTTCTTCGACCCACGCAATGTCGAATCCTTCAAGTGATTTGATGCTGTCTGCGGTGTGGTTCTGCATCCCCTGAAAGATGATGATGCCGCCGTGA